ACTTGGATATCCTCCAGCCTGTGCTCTTTCGATATCTCTACCCTCTTGAACCAGTGCAAAAGCAGCTCTCTTCTCGTTTGCCATTTTAGCTTCTAGCATTTGCTGTTGTCTAAGTTCTCTTTCCATCTTTTGATTTTCAAAGATTCTACCACGATCTTCACCAGTTGACATTGCTTCTGCCTCAAGAGCTTTTCTTTCAGCCTCTTTTCCTAGTGCTTCATACTTACTTGCGTCTGATACTTCTCCATGTAAACTCATATCTTATCCTTTTACTGTTGGTTTTTGTTGTTGCATCTGGTTCTGGATTTCCATATCGATACCTTTACCCTGTAAGGCATCTAGTTGTTTTCCATCTTCCATTGCAAAGTCATTCAATGCTTTCTCTTCTTCTGACTCTCTTTGTCTTGAGTGATCCATATCTTTCTTTTTCATTTCAGATAAATGTCTCATTTCAGCATCTTCGATTTTCTCTTTTCTATCTGTACCATCTTGAATTCTTGAGAATGCCTGTCTATGTAAGTCTGACTCTTCTTCAAGTTTCTCAGCTTGTGCATTTTTATATCTTGCATTCGCAATGTTTTCTTCTGACTCTGAATCAAGGTTCACAGATGTTCTTGAAACTCTTTCATCAATCTTAGAATCTTCTGACTCAATATCTTTAGCCATTTTAGCAATCTTCATTTGTAAGTATCTATTTTCAAGTTGTGCATTTTCCATTTGCATCTCTTGAATTTTGATCTGTTGCTCATCTGGCTCAGGCTCAAATGACAATACTTCTTCTTCTAGGTCTGGTTGCTTCCAAAGTCTAGCAATCTTTGCATAGATAATCTTCTGTAGTCCCGGATTCATTGAAGCAGCATTCGTCTGCATAAGTGTTGTAAGCTTCTGTGCCATATCATTGTCTTTTTCAGGCGTTGATACATCTACGATAATATCGAACTCACCAGCAATGTCTTGTCTTCTGATTGTTACATATTCTTTATTTGTGATTCTTACTACAGTTTCTTCATCAAGGAACGCTTGGTTCATTTGAATAGTTTTTGTTGCAAGGTCTTTAAATAATTGCTCTGAAAGTCTTCGTAAGATACTAAGTTCTCTCTTCGCTGTTGCATCGAGTGCTGAACGGATACCAGCTACTACGTTTCCTAGTGCCTGGCTGCCGATTCCTTGGCTAAAGTCTTTCGTACCAGTTAATGACTCAGCATCGTTGTTTTCGAGTGCTATCATGTCAAATACGGCTTTAGGTACAGGATCTACTGAACTTTTATAGATACTTGATTTAGGGTCCATACCATGAGTAAAGTAAACTGTCTTACCAGAGTTGTAGTTGTCTTTCTGAGATGGTCCAGAAAAGAATCTTTCATCGATAAACTCTTGACCTACTGCAATATCTGCTGTAATGTCATAAGCTGCTCTCTTCATTCTTCCAATAGACTCCTGGTTCTCAACCAACAAGTCACCATCTGACTCACCATACATATCGTTCTTTCTTGGCATATACTTAGCAATCGAGAAAGGCAATCCCTTGAATGGGAATGGACTCTTCTCTAATCTAATGAGTGTCTTACCGATCCATGTTGCTACGATTACTGATGTTTCGTCATCACCATTAACATCCCAATATCCCCAATACTCATAAGCTCTAAGCTTCTTTCTTGGTTTGTCTTGGAATTCAAATGTTGTTTCGTTTGATTCAATATCGTTTTGATATTCAGAACCAGATGCATCACTGGACATATCAATCTTATCAAGGTTCTTGTAGATACCATATTCTTCTACAGACTCTTCACCTGTTTCTGGGTCAACTACTGTTTCTCTACTGTATTCCTCTTCTTTGAGGTCTGACATTGTTACATCATATTCGTGGATTGCAAACTGTAGGTCTTTCTGCTTACCATTAGCAGTAGGATCAAAGATTACATTTCTTGTATCACATACTTCATAGGTGGGGTTGTTTCTTACTAGAACCATCTCTGGTACTTGGATTATCTCTGTTCCTGTTGGCACAGGCTGTCCAGACATAATCATTTGTTGTGCTTGTTCTTGTGACATCTGACCTTGCTGTACAGCTTGCTGAATCAACATCATTGACTCTTCTGGTGTTGCAAAAGTCTGAACTTCTTTATCTACCATGATTTCGTCTTCGTCAGATTCCCAACCAATTTTTACAATGACTGTTCCATCATCTACGATAGTTGAAACTGCATCGCCTACAAATTCAACCTTGTCTACTTGTGTAGCCCATTGGTAGTTGATTAGTATTTCGTTTTGCTTTGCTGATTCTGTATCTTCAAATGTTCGTGGGTATAGTGTGAACATATCTCTTGTATTCAAGAATGGTTCTTCGAGTGCTGGTTTTTTCCACTCTGCTTGTTTTCTGATAAGTTTAGGTCTATGGCTAGACTTTCCCTTTGGTGCATTTACAGGTTTTCCACCCTCCATGTTTACTCTTCTTTTCTCAAGGTCATTTAGAACCAGTGAGTGATCAGTTTGTGCATCGGTGTAGTTTTGATATAAATCTTTGAATTTTGGTTCGTTCTTCCAGTTCGTAAGCTTGTTCTTTTCTTTCTGAACAGAGTCAGCTTCTGGTTCACGTTTTGCATCATAGTCTTCGTTTGGCATAAGTGTTTGCTTTCCCATAATCTGCTCCCTTGTATTATATTGCGAATAATTACATCATTGTATCATATTTTCATATGATACAACAATCTAATTACTTTCTGCTACCACAACCACTTGTTCGTTGTGCTGCTCTTTCTCTCGCTGCCTCTACCTTTAGATTAGGTGGTGGCATTGAAGGAGACTTTTGAACCTTAGCATCTTCTGCTGGTGAACTTGTAGCTTGAGAGATTGTTTTCTCTACTACTGGAGTTTCATTTCTGTGTGGAATATCTTCTGGTTTTGCTGTACCGTGTGGAAAAGGTTTTGCTTCGCCAGTTATTGGTCCATCATATATATCATGTCCTCTTACTCCTGGAGGATAATGCATAAAGTTATCATGAGATACTACGCTTTCATTTGCTCCACTAAAGATAGGCTTTAAAGCATTATATAAAGCTCTTGCTTCATCCATAGACATCTGGTTCTCACAAGTGTCTCCCATTTTTATTACTAAATCAATATCTACCATCAGTCTTCCTTAGTTTGTCGCTGCACAAGATGCAGTATATGTTCCACCGGGGTTTCCACCAGTTACAGTACCAATAAGCTCTACGCCATTTGATGAACCATCTCTCTCATAATGTCCACGCTCAAAGTATACAAATCTTGGTGAACCTTCTTTAGAGTTTTCATCTGATGATGTTGCTTTTCCGTTTGCTTTTGTTGAAAGCTGAACTGTTGTTTTAAAACATGCATAAGATAATGTGTAATAGATGATGTCATCTTTACAGTTTACTTCTAATGCTCCAACGCTGTTTGCACCTTCTGGATAATTAGGGATAGCTGGATATGCTGAATCATCTAGGTTCGGTGTGTTATCTCCAGAACCAGAGTTGCCATTATCTGTTACGCTAGTGTCATTGTTTGAGTTCTCATATACTGTATCTCCAGTATAATCTGCACAACCTACCAAAGCAATAATTGCTATTAAACTAAATACTAATTTCTTCATAGTCCTACCTTTACATCGCCACCTGAGTGTACATTTAATGTGTTTGTGTTAGACTCTATCTTGAACAGATAAAAGCCCTCTAGCTTGTTGTCAGACAGTGTGCTGTCGGTTCCGTGTGATCCAATTGTGTTTGGTCCACCTTCACCAGAACATCCACTTAGTCCAAGCATAATTACAGCCATTACATAGAATGGAATCCATTGCTTCTTCATTTATTCTCCTTTACCGAATAGTTCTGTGTACCATATATTCCATATTATGAACCACAAACTATTTTGAGGCTCATGGACGATACACAAACTGTGTATATAAACACTGAGGGGGATAAAAGGTAAAGGCTTTATCCCCGACACTGATTACAGTGATGCTATTGTATAATAATATTCTTTACGTTTCTCATAACTATCTGTATATAGATTGATTTTAGAGGTAACGCAATCAATATTTGTACATTCGTAACATTCATTGTCTAACCAGAATGCCATTGCTGAGAGTAATCCCATTACAACAGTTTCTATTTCTGACTCAACATTTCGCTCATCTACTGCATCTCCAGTAGTTTGCTGAATGACTTCTCCCATTCGTTTATAGTTTCCTCTTCCAGTTAATTGAAAGTATCCACCACCACGATATGTATATCCATCACCAGAGGCTATGTTTCCATTACCTAATCTATCTGCATAGGCTACATTACCTATATTGACTTGATTAGCTGAGTGTGCAGAAGTTCTTCCGTCACGCTCACTCCAATTTGGATTGTTTCTATATCTGTTGAAAGTAGCTCTCAGAGAACCAGGTGTATAGTTTAGATTCTCTCTAACTGACACAAGATCACTTCCTACTTCTGCCAAGACTTGTGCAAGAAATGCATTCTCGTGGAATTCAGTTGTAATTGCAAAGTCATTAGCGTTTTCCAGAAATATATAATAGAAATCTTTCAGTGCTTTACTTGAGGCTGTTGTAAATATTTTACCAAGCTTCTCTCTAGTTAGGAATACCTCTGGTTCTTGAGTGTCACTAGGTGCAGTGAATTCACCAACATATCTCCCTGCTTCATCAAAAACTTTCATATTACTTTCCTTTTGTAAAACTAAACATTGTCCTAGACATACACTTCTGACATACAAGTACATTGTGTGACCAAAATACAACCTTCTTTTTAAACACAACAAGCTCTCTATTTTTGTTTCCACAAATGTCACATTTAATGTCATTTACTATTGTTATTTTTTTACTCATTTTTTATCCTTTATAAATGGTACTACGATTGCTAGAACCAGTAGCACTAATCCAGCACAAACTAACGCTTCGATATCTCTCAAAACTTTAGTCCTCTGAATTTAATCTTTACTATATCGTTAAACGATATGCTCCAAGCCATTCCGGTTTGGCTATCTTTTGGGCTATTTAGAACAAGTCTTTTACCCCACTGGTCATCAGCAAGTGTAATGTAGTTTCCTTCATCTTCCCACCAACCATCAGTAGTTACTGCATCAACTTCACCACTCTCAAGTTTTTCAAGTATGTTTATAAAGTCGATTATGTCATTTGTCTTTTTCATTGTTCCATCCATATACCCATGTATTTGTGCTAAAGAATGAAGTCAGCATAGATGTGATAGCTATTGCTATCACGAATGCTAACCTCTTCTTTACCTTCGGTTGTATCTTACGCTTTCTTGAGGACATCTTTATCCCCAGCTGCATTCTTGAGTGCAAGAACTGCAATCTCAATAGCAAGGTTTAGCAATACACCACTGATTGTAGCAAGTACAGGCATCAAAAGCTTAATAACAGCTTCTTTCTTCTCTGCTCCACTCATCTCTTGATCCATAAACTGATCAACTACATTCTTAATCATTGCGTATGCACCACCACCAGTTAGCCAACCAATTACATTTTCCAGTAATTTAATTTTAATACTTTCCATTATTTCTTCCTTTTGTGTGTGAATTTCTTATTATACTCTTTTATTTGATCATTTAACTTTTCATTAACAATCAGAAGTTTCTTATAACTCTCGATGAGTTCTTCGAATTCTTTTAGTGGAATCTTTACATATTTCAAGACTCTATAACCTCATAGCTTAGACTTTCCATTTTCTCGACTTCAAAAGTTTGAAGTTGTGGACATTCTTTTACATATACATATTGTTCTGAGCATCCACTAAAACTTAATAGTGTGAACAGAACCAGTGGTAACATCAATCTTCGTAACATTCAAATCCTTTAATTGTTCAAGTATGACTTCCTGTTCTTTCTCAAAAACTTTCATCTCTTGTTCTATGCCTTTTAGTTCCTCTTTGTGAGAGTATGAAACATAAACAGCAATTGATATTCCAACAAATACTGCAATCTTAACAAAAGAATCCAATGGGATTCTCTTAATTAGATCAAGCATCTCTACTCAATCCTGTGTCAGTTATCATTCTAAGCCCTACATTGGCTATATTGACAGCGATAATGACTAACATTGCATGTTGACCTATGTAGTCCCTAAACTCTGGTTCTGTAAGCAGTGAGGCACCAGCAATCGATACCATTGTTAGCACATTGAACCAGAGGGTTCTTGATTCTCTATATTTCTTCATGTTATATCCTTTTTGTTTAGATTTGCAATCTTCATAAACCTATCAAGATCGCCTCTTATGCACTTCTTTCTAAAACCTCTACAGTAATCTATGTGAAACGATTTGTGACAATCATAGCATAAACATATTCCATTTTCAGGTATAAATCTTTGATCAAGAAAATAACTCGCATGATTTATATGATGAGCATTTCTTTTCTTGTTTGACCTACAGACAGCACAAACCTTGTCTCTTCTAATGATCTGTGCTCTCCATATTCTGTAATCTCTACTATTACGCCATCTCATTATTACATCTCTGGATGTTTGCTTTTTCTAATTTCTGCTAAGTGATTTCTTTGCATGTTAGTGAGAATCGATACTTCTTTTTGTATGTGTGATAAGTCTGTGCTAATTTCTCTTTGAGCAAGTCTAGCTTCGTCCATCTTATCCATCAGGTTGTGCATGTCTGTGTAGAAGTATCCAAAGGCAAATATGGTGACTGCAACAGCAGTTGTCACGCCTTTCCACAGTCTTCCTTGACCCAGTGCATCAAGTTCTTTTCTTTGTCTATCCATTCTATCTGTCATTGAAGCTTCTTTGACATGAATGCTTTCAATCGATGCTGCAATCTTTGCACCAAGCTTGTTTATATCATCTGTGTTTTGTTCAACAGTTTTATTAACATGTGAATATTGTTCAATCGATTTAAGTATTCTATCTGTCTGTTTCGTCTGAACTTCTTGTATCGTCACAAGCCTTGTGATAGCACTTTCGATCTCTCCGACCTTCTCATGGTTAATATTGCATCCTGTTGCCATCACATATCCTTTTGTTATCCTATCAATTATCACATTGTACCATAGATAATCTTATTACATCTGGTTCCAGAATACAAGAACCAGTGTATCAAGAGTCTTTCCATATCTTTGCACTAAGTTCTGTCATTTTATTACCCTTGGCTGATAGGTTTACTTTAGTCTCTATGGAGCGACCTGGTGTTGGTGTATTTGAGAATGTTCTATTGCTTAATAGTGGATCAGTACCACTATATACATCACCTGTCCTTACAGCTTCAACATCATTAAAAGATACTTTCTCGTCCACCCTGTATGCTTTTGTAGGCACTTCTCCTTGAGTAGTAGCTGTTGTATCTAAAATATATGTAGATGATATTTGTGGAGACAAAGGAGAGGTTCCACTAGGAAGATAAAGTAAGTCAGCAGCAGTAGTATATAACGTAGAACTCTCACCAGAGCCTCCTGCCTGAATCATTATACGAATACTGGATGTTGGGTATGATGAACCAATAGTAACCTCATCGGCAACTTTTACTCCATTATTATAGAAAGAAAGCGTCTTTGTACTGAAATCATATTCCAATCCATATCTCGAACCAGTGACATGTTTAATGCCAGTATTAGTAGAGTTTGAGTCATTTTTAATAAGCACTCCATCAGATCTCCACCCGTACTTATGGAGGGCATTGTAACCATTTTGTGCAGACGACATATCCACAAAAGTTATAAATATACCATATTTTGAAGAATTACCTACATGAGTATGTGAATACTCAGCATAGACTTTTCCAGTAAATTCTCCACAAGTCTCAGACACACCAAAAGACGAGTATAAGCCACTGGATGTTACAGTCTTTCTGTCTGTAGATAAAGAGCCATGTCCAGCAAATTGAAATCTAATATCATCACGGATGTCTGAACCATTATCTAAATCATAAAGACCAATATCTGTAATTTCTATAGATGATGAAGTTCCAATAAAAGACATCCTGTAATACTTATAAAGGGTACTGTTTGTGAATGGAAATTCCTTAATTTCAAATTGAGTCCAAGCTGGAATAGTATCCTCAGAAAGAGTAGTCCACGAAGTGTTATCGTTAGATCCCTCAACCTTGTAGCCAGTTGGTCTTCTCTCTGTATAGCTTGTCGAGTTACGAACCCTTACAGTAATCATGTTGATAGCTTTCGGTTCCCCAAACATATACACTGGCTTAACTGTTTTGACATTAAGCTTTTTATTATGTGGAGTAGTACCAATGAATAAATAATACATATTACTATCTCCAGATATAACATCGTTTTCGCATTTATTCCTATCATCACTACCTCCTCTCAAAAACAATAAGCTAGACATTACCTTTTTTGTCTGAGAAGAAACTGTTACCCCACTAGCTACTAACTCATGGATACCATCATCATCTTTCACTATTACTAGGTTGTCTCCGTTTTTAATAGGCTCTGTTGTTATGAGTTTGTCAACAACAGTAGCTTCACTAATATTAGCAAATTCAAACTTGCCGACAATATTTTTTACTTGTGTAAAGTCAGTTTCTCCTGCACCCTGCACAGTAGCTTTGCTGATAGCATATCCATCTGTACCAGTAGCCACAAGTGCTCCACTCGTGCTTTCTACTTTATTTAAACTCATATAAATTCTCCTGCTATGTTAGTATTGTTGTACAACAAGTCCTGATCAAACTCATCAGTTTTTTCGCTTCTTGTGTGCGTTCCAGCTACTGTAGATGTCTTAACTCCACCATATAGACCATGTACTTCACAAGTTACAGTAAAGCTTGTATTCGCTTGACTTGTTGTTGTGATCTTGACTTGTGTTGGTGTTACTTGTGTAAGTATAGCACCATTATCCACAGACCAAGTATATGTATCTGCATCTGTTGCTACAATATCATATAAACTCTCTGCTGAACATATGCCAGCATTTTCCCACTTACAAGAACCGGTAGTAGTTTCAGTCAAGCTGGTGATTGCAACTGGGTCTGGTATTTCTGTTGCTGTATGAACGAACTGTCTTGAAATGGATATAGTTGATGTTCCATCTGAAAGTTCACATGTTAATGTAAAGTTTGACACTCCAGAACCAGAGGAGTTCACTGTGACTTCATCTGTACCTTGACCAGCAGTTATTGTTAATCCATTGTCTACTGACCATACAAATGCATTAGCTCCAACATGAGCAACCTTGTGTGTACTTACCGATGCACACACTGGTTCTGTAGGATAACGATTACAAGAACCGGATGTCAACTCTGTAATATCAGTTGCCGTAATTGGTGTTGATCCTGTATATGGTACAAAGTCTAACTGTTTCATTTTATTACCAGTTGCTGACATGTTTACTTTGGTTACAATTTCTCTTCCTGGAGTAGGTGTATTAGAGAATGAACGAGTGGATAATAGTGGATCAGTTCCACCGTAAGTATCACCAGTCTTAACAGCTTCAACATCATTAAAGGACACCTTCTCATCAACCCTATAAGCTCTAGTCGGAATTTCTCCTTGTGTAACAGATGTTGTATCTAAAAAGTAACTCGTTGATTCATAGGCTATAGCACCAGCTGGTTGATGCTGTAATGATGTAGTATTTATCTCAACACTTGTTCCACTCTGATATATTGAAGCTGCTGCAAAATAATCACGCTTTATAAGCTGTATGTCTGGAAATACTGTTCCATTTTTCGAGAAAGCAACAATTCCAGTAGAAGAGTTGTATCTCATTCCAATAATATCTCCAAGAGTAAATCCCCCTCCCAAATATCCAGAAGTGGAAACACCATCCACCATAAGTGAAGCATCACGATAAACACTTACTTGACCATCAGAAGCACCAAGTGAACCTAGTCCTAGAGTATCTATAGATGATAATCCAAGCTTCACTGCATCCTTTGTTGCATCTATATTTGTTGAGCTAATCATGTATTCAAAATACACATCACCAGATACGACAGTTTCACCAAAAGCATTTCCATTAGCCCAGCCATTACTATTATTCTTAGTGGCTTTGTTCCCAGCAAGTGAGATATTTGTATCACCAACAGAAAATTCTGGAGTAGCAATAAGGGAACTTACGATACCAACTACAAACTCATGGATACTATCATCATCTTTCACAATTACTAAATTATCTCCATTCTTAATTTTTTCTATTGTAATTAAAGTATCAGCAACCGTAGCTTCACTAATATTAGCAAATTCAAACTTGCCGACAATATTTTTTACTTGTGCGAAATCTTTTTCAGGAGATATTTCATACATTTGCCATCTACCAAGACCAGTCCAGCCACCACTTCCACCAGATAGGTCGTCTAGTTTGTAGTGCTTATATTCAATGTCATTAGAAAAATCAAAATAAACCTTCTCAAGAACCTCAAACACTTGATTTGTAACAGCATGAAGACTAACCCAAGTAGTTCCATCATTGCTACCATACAATGTCCATCCACTTAAATTATAACCAGCAGAATCTGACACTGCACCAATCATGTATCTTTTGATAATTTTTGGTGTAGTGAATTCATATTTTATCCACTGAGTGTTTATTGCCTGTTTTACATACCAATCGTGTCCAGATCCATCAATTTCATCAAAAGCACACCAAGCACGATTGTTTGTATCAGCCTCAGAACTTGCAGAAGCAATACCACTTGCAGATGTATAATCTGTATGAATGTCTACTTTTGAAGTAACGCCATCCTCCTGCACTATAGGCTTACTAATAGCATATCCATCTGTATCAGTGGCAATAAGTGCTCCTGATGTGCTTTCTACTTTATCTAACATTATACAAACTCCTGTGCTATATTTGTTTCATTATATACTTCTGCTGTATCAGCCATGTCGCCTGATTCTGCTCTTGTGTGTGTCGATACAATGCTTTGTGTAACAACACCACTATTGAATCCATGAACTTCACATGTTACTGTAATTTCTGTATTTACATTTGATATTGTTTTAACGACTATGCTTGTTCCGTTGTCTTCAATTATTGTAGCTCCAGACGATACTGACCATACATAACTTTGTGCATCTGTTGCAACCACTGTATAGACTCCATTGGCTACACAAACTCCACCAGTTGAGTAATCACAATGACCAGCTACAGATTCTGTTAAGCTTGTTATAGCTACCGGATCTGTAATTTCAACTCTTGCATGTGTAACTTGTTTTATCATACTTTCACTGTACTGTTCATTGGATACTGTACATGTTAAGTTGAATATTGAATTACTAGAACCAGATGTTGAAACTTCTACTGTTGCAGTTCCTTGACCAGATACTATCGTTACACCATTTGGCACTGACCATGTAATAGTTTTCCCATTTGTACTTGCTACTGTATGTTTACTTGTTGCTACACAAGTTAAGTTATCAGTCAACCAGCTACAAGAACCCGTTGTTACTTCTATGATACTTGCAATTACAATTGGATGTACAGGTATCTCTACTCTTGTGTGAGTAAAGTTATTGTTTATACTCTTTGAATCTACTGAGTTGGATGCCGTACATTTCACATTGAATGCATCACTAACATTACTTGTTGTCGTGACTGTTATTGTATTTGTTCCTTGTCCGGATGCTATTGTAGCTCCAGTGACTTCCCAAACATAAGTATCTGCATTCGTTGCTGATATTGTATATTCAGAAGTTGATACACAAGTTTTGTTTGTTTCCCAACTACAAGAGCCAGATGTTGACTCTGTAAGTGAGGCTATCACGATTTCTTTTGCTCTAGTGTGCGTGAATGCTTGAGATTTTGTATCAGATGTATGTGTATCGTTTATTGCTACCTCAAGTGTGAATCCTTCATTTATAGATGAATCTGTTTGAACAACAACTTCAACTTCATTGTTTTGACCTATAATTGTTCCATTTCCAACAACAACCCAAAGGACTGTTGCTTTATCATAGTCTATTGGTCCAGTAGTCATTCCATATCTACTTGTCGTTATACATTTTGTATCGCCAGTTCCAATTACACAAGAACCAACTATTTTTTCATTAATTGACATAATATCAACAGGTATTCTTATTGACTTGACATGTGATGTTTCAATTGAAGATGTTTTTGATGAGTATGTATCACTAGCTGTTGCAGATACTGTAAAGTTCTCAGTATTGTTACCGTTAGATTCAACTACAATCGTTTTTGTACCTTGACCTGATGTAATTGTCGCATTACCTGAAATAGTCCATAGAATTGTCTCTGGGAGTCCATTATCATTTGTTGTGATTGCATATGAACTTACTGCTCTACACACAGAACCAGGAGCTGTATCATAGACACAACCTAGGTTTGCACCTTCCACAAGACTCATTACGACTTTAGCTGCTCTTATCGTTCTGATGTGTGCTGTTGCCAGCTCTGATGTTGCAGATGTATATTCATCAAATACTTCAAATTTCATTTTGAAGTTTGTATTCAGGTTGTGTTCAGCAGATTCTACTGTTACGGTATTTGTTCCTTGTCCAGAAGTGATTATTACGTTTGCATTTCCAGTTGTCCAAATCTTTGTAAGACTTGTCCCAGGCTCACTATTTGTTGCAGTATATGTACTTTCAACCCTACAAGTGTTGCTTTGGCTTTGTTCCAACATACAAGAACCAGTGTTGCTCTCTGTAATTGATCCCACAGTGATTGCAGCTACCTGTACCCTTGTGTGTGCAAATATTGCTTCTTTGTAATCTGATGAGAACTTATCTGATACTGTTACACCAAGTGTAAAGTTTTCAGTTGTATTTCTACCTCTAGTTCCAATCGTGACGGTTTTTGTCCCTTGTCCAGAAATAATGTATGCATTACCATTTTTTATTTCATAAACTATTTTAACACCAACACTATCAGTTGTTGTAATTGTATATGTGCTTCGTGCTTCACAATTATATTTTATTGGACTTCCAAAACTACATGAGATATTGCTTGTTTCAACTACTGTATCTACAGATACTGGTTGAACTTCTACCCTTGTATGAGTGAAGATTTGTGTAACAATAACTTGTGCTTCCATGTTGTCTATGATTGTACATTCTAGTGTGAATGGTGCCTCTGTGTCACTTTGTGGTACCTCAACCTTACATTCTGCACTTGTTATGTCGTTTGTGATTGTTGCATTACCGAGTATGACTTTCCAACTATAAGTAAAGTCTTCTTTGTCTACACTTGATGTAATGGTGTGTACACTTTTAGATACGCATCCCGGAGTATTTACAAGAAAATCACAAGTCCCATGAACTTCTTCATGAATCATTGCACCAACTATTGTGGGTCTGTCTGCTATTTCTCCAAATATAAATGAACTTTTAGATGATGCTAGTTTAACTTTTTCTCTATTTCCATAGATAAACTTAAACTCACCACCATGAGGATCTTGTGTCTGAACATATCCAGTCTTTTTGTTTTCAAGTGTTTCTGTAAACTGTACATTTTCTAATTTGACTTTTTTATCATCAAAAGACCATATTGCCAAGCCAGTAGCTTTCTTAATCTTCTCTCTATTTCCATAGAGTAGTTTAAAATCACCACCAGTCATTGGCTTCGGTGTAGAACCAGCCATTAAACTATATAAATTTATCATGGGTAAATTCTTTTACCGAACTGGTCATACTCCTCAAACTCATCCAAATCTCCATATTGTTCGAGATTTTCAAAGTATGTTGATACTTTTTGATTGTATGCTCTGATTAGGTTTCCAGCTTCTTCGATGTGCACACCCATCTTTTCACGACTTACAAAACTACACACATATCTCGCTAAAGGGAAGCATAGCTCACTGTCTATGTCCATTTCGTCTGTATCGTTTGTTGGTAGTTCAGGTTTTCTTACAAATTGCTTTCCTGGTCCAGATCTTAGAATTCTATTCGCAGCTACATCTTCTGTAAACAACTTTAGTGCATCAGCTTGATTTGCAACTTTATCGAATGCATATTCAACAAGAACCAGTATCTCTTCTTCATTTTTAGTAAGTGTTTGATCACCTATTAATAATGCTCTAACCAGACTTTTTAATTTTCCGTATGTCATACTGGTTCTCCTATGCTATATTATCTTGCAATTATTATAGCATAGTTTGTTTATAACTTACTCATTACCCATTATAGCTGTCATAAACCGTTCTATCTGAATCGTTATCTTTCTTTTTTCCCCAAATTTTAGCGTTCATGCTATTGGATTTCATTCCAACCTGTTTACGCTGTCTTGGTTCGTTGCCAACATCTTTTGCCGGATATGTGATAGCCATCATGTTGAGTTGCGATAACAAGTCAATTCCATCATCATATTTTGATCCAAACCCTTGATATGTACAATACTTTATTTCTTCAAGCATTTCATTCATATCTGGTGAACCTCTTAGTTCTTCTGCAAACCATATCTTTCCATTTTGGAACATTGGCAGCATAGCTCTAAATCTCCAGTGCTTGTTTCCACCTTCAAGTTTAGCTCTGATACCTACATTCCCAACTCCACCAATTTTCTGTCCTTTTTGTTTTGCAAAAGTAAAGTAAGTGTTTTTTGTAACCATTCTATCTTTCAGTGTAAGCAAGTGAATATTCTGCTGTCCATCAAGCTCTATTCCAACTTCTGCACCTCTAGTATTCTCTTGTGTCTGTCTTACCATCGCAAAGGTTTCGTTGTACTGATCTTCTAGTTCCATCTTTCTTAGAGTCAAATCTATAAGGAAGTGATCTCCGTTTGGACCAACAGCCCACAGAGCGTTACCAGAGAGGTCTGAGCCTTTGTTTCCAGTGGAAGTATAATCAGTGGTCATATACCAATTATAAGCCCAGGAATTGGCTACTATACGCTCTCTTGAGAACCAGTTGAGTAAACTGTCTGGCACCATTCTGTCTTCATCGTTTGAAATTCGTAGATAATATTCCTGGTTCAGTTTTCTAAGTGGAACTGGATTTCCATTATCAGAAGCTCTTTTGGCTTTAATAAAGTCTGACTTACATTTTTTATATGTGTGTCTATCTTCCCAGACTCCTCTAAAGTTCTTCTCATTTATGAGTTCATCCATTCGTTCAGCTTTTGGAAATACAACTGGCAACCATGAGCCATCTTCAATTCTTTTATAAGCAGGATCATTTTTGTTATATGGTGTTCCAGCAAAAAACGAGAATGAACCATTACCACTAAGTGCTGGTAACATATCCGATTCAATCGTTGATTCAATATTGTCTAGTATTGTGTCTGAGTTAGCGTCTGACTCTGATCCAAGTAAATCATCGAAGAAGATTCCATTAGGTCTACTTAGACCCTCTCTTGAACCCCTACCACCTGTGTTATGTGTCCTAAAATAATCATTTGTTATAAATTGCTTATCCTTGTTATCTACTGCGATACACTGGCTCTCAACTATTGGTATTTTTTCTATTTTCTGTATTGAAGATTTTATACTTCGTTTTCTATTAAGTTTTTCTCTATCTTTTTTTCTTTGTAGTTTAAATACTGATTCATTCATGCTGAATTCTATTTTATAAGATAGTGTTTTTACTCCAAGCTTTGATGTTTGATATCGTGAATTAACTGTTGCTCCTGCACCAAGTGATCGAACAATATTTAATACACTTTTTGATAAATATGGAGAGGATGTATTGAATATTGTTCTTCCTGTTTTGAGAACTGTTCCATCAGAATCCATTAGTCCTCTTAGTATCTCTAATCTTTGATGTATTGATCCATTAATATACTTATCTGGTATATCTTTGTGGAACCAAGTTTTACCTCTAAGATTTAATTTTGTTACACCTTCATTTATCTCTTTTATGTTTACAGAAAATACATTGCTTCTTTTATCTTTATATATATATCCTATATCATATGGAATATGTTTTTTGATATCATTAAAGTCTGCACACTCAGAATGCAATATGTTCATGTGATTACTTTTAAAACTACCGTCTCCAAGAAGAAGACCAAGAGTATATGGATCTATAGGTAAATCTTTTTCAGGATATTCAAGTGCATCTGAATTTCTAATCCAAAGTAATGCTTGTTTTGATATTTTTTTTGTTCCATTCTTGTAATATCCTCTGCTCCTTTCATAGAATAATTTCATATTTACCAAATCTCTTGTTGGTATATTTATATCTTCTTCTATTATTCCACCTCTCCTATCGAGATTTGTTTTGACCAAAATACTATTTATGTGATCTTCACATACATCTATTGTTCTTCTATCTGCTAGAGTTATTCTATACATTGGCTTTGTAAATATTTCACTCTTATATGTTATTTTTGTAATCTTGCCATCGGCTCCAAATATTTTATCTCCAACAACACATTCTCCTATGGTAGTCGTTCCGTTTTCTGTATAAAGTATTGAATCTAATGGAAGTGCTGATGCACCAATACCAGTCATGGTAAATGTTCGTTTCATTCGACCAGGTACCTCTGATGGTTTCATCCCACGCTTCATTACAAACTCTTCATAGAGTGCAAGTTCTTTTTTTGTTACAGGCTTTCGTACAAAGTTGATTTCATCTTGAACAGTTCTTGCATCTTCAAAAATTGTTCTAAGATATTGACTTTCCCTATATACTGAACCTATCGTTTCCATTGTTGTCTTGACGTTGTTTCGCATTGAGTCAGATACATACAGCATGTAGTTTACTTTACCGAAACCTGGCAATAGTCCTTTGGCAGCAATATATAAAACTAGCATTGAACCAAGCAGTGTTGATTTAGAGAATTCTCTGGTTGCTAGAACCAGTACTCTATCGTTTAGCAGTTCGTAGTCTATATTTCGTACAGCGAAAAATGGAGCTACCTCTTCTGCTTTGAAGATACAATCGATTAGGAAGTAATGAGCTTTAGGGTTAGCATTCTCAGGTTCTTCTCCCAGAACCAGTCTCATAAAGTTCATGAAATCTATTGCATCTTCTGATGGTATATACCATTCCAATACAACATCCACATGATCAAGAAGTTTATCTACAGTAATTATTCCATCCCTAAAGGCTGGTATTACATAGTGTATCTCCATTGCATGTTTCATCTCTTCTCTGGTTCTAGGAACACCTAGCTTATCCCCTACAATCTGGTCATTCCTAAACTTCATTTTTTATCCTTGTGTTATCCAGTATACTATTATGATACCTACAATATGGTGCACCATTTGATCTATACCAAGACTATACCAAAACTTTGATGTATCTGGTCCATCTTTTTTTATCGCTTTCCATCTATCAGTAACAAAGTGTGTACTAAAGTCAAACATTCCAACCATTGCACTTATAACTACTCCATACGGCATTTCAGCTTCTCTAAATCCAGCAAGATATATTACTGAAATTATCATTGCAAATGCAGCATGAATAATTGCATGATGAGTAAGTGGCTCAAGCCAATTCTCATCTGCACCCTTATTTATATACATATATGGAAACTGTAAATAATAATCAGCAACTAGATGTTTAAGTTGAAATATAATTAGTAATACAAATATATCAGTCATTTTTTATGTTCTCCCACAGTTCGAGTTTGTCGTTTGCCAACAGACCATACATGTCAATAAACTTGACATCCTCATCTGTAGCACCTTCATATACAATACCCTTTACATCATTGCATATGCTGACAACTCTCATTATATCTTTTGTGTTATTTCTTGGCAATACGCCATCCATGATGTCCATCTCTATCGGCAAGTAAACCTCAGAACCAGTTGAATCTAAGGCTACCATCATGGCTGTACATACCATTATTTTACAATCTCTGCTTCAACGACTTTATCGTTTTTTGCTTTTAGTTCTTCAATAATCTTTGCATCTCTTTCAGCACGTTCTTGACATGGTGATTTTCTACCAGCTTCTGGCATTGGAGGCATTGGTTGACCTTGTGGCATCGGAGGCATTCCAGATCTTTGAGCTTGTGCATACTCATTTTGTCTTTGTTCTCGAATTCTTTTTTCTTCTTGTTCTTCTCTGTCCATTCTTTGAAGTGCAATATTCCAGAACATATCAGCTCTTTGTGCAATTTCAGCAGAATCTAGTCCACCAGTTTTTGAGTTTCTAAACATTGTAGCTACATTATTCAAAACCTTTGAATACGAAGCAATCATACAGTCTGTTTTACTTACAAGTTCTTTTTTCATCTCTTCTCTTGCGTGTGCAACCATCTCTTTTTCCATCTCTGCTTGTTGTTTCATGCTCTCTTCAAATTCGTTCATTTGTTTTCCTTTTTTTTGGTTTGTTCGTGATAGCATTTATCTTGTGCTGTAACTATTGCATTACAGAACCATGCTATCATTAGGCTTTCGTCTATGTCATCTTTTGTGAAGTGACCAGCATTAAGTGTGTCCATAAAGCTTTTAGCCCACAAGTGACCATCTGTGATTTGCTGTTTAACCAAATCAACAGGATCTATCATGTTCTTTTTATCGCTATAATTAATTGCTTTCATCATCTTCCTCCATGATGTCTGCATACTCAGATTCACCATCGTCCTCTTCAACCTCTATGGTTAGGTTGAGTCTTTGGACTTCCTCTATACTGTGACCAGCTTCAAGGAGAGCCTTCTGGTTCCGAGCTATTCTTTCCATCTCAGTAAACATTTTAGCGTTGCTATCTTTGGCTTCATCTGATTGACCAATTTTTAAATCGATTTCTTGGGCTACAGGAGCCATTGTGACATCGATTATCTTACTGGCTGCTAAATGCTGCACCGTAGGTGAACACTCTCGTCCATGAGCGTCCCAGCCACTTGCAAGTTCAACTTGTTTCATTAGCATCTGATGAAATAGTGGTGCATATTGAATATGAACTGCTAACATCATCTGTGCATCAATCTTTGTTACGAGTGGACTTCCATTATACATTGATACATGAGAGGTATTCCATCGTCCTTCTTGAACCAGCTTCGCATATTTTTGTGGAAATACTATTTCCCATGCTTTTTGATTATCCATATTCTTTTTTAGGTTACAGAATTTTATGGCATTGACATATTCTGGTAGACTTACTTTTACTTCACGCAATACTGGTAGGTGAGTAAGTAATGACTCTTCCATATATTCTTGGAGTAGTCCAGAGTCTTTTTCCATTGAACCAATAAGGTCTATGATTTCATCTGTTACTTTGTGGTGAGAACCTTTAGGCAATAACCTTTTAAGTTTGTCTTTGTCAATAGTTTGTTCGTTTGAGTTTTCAAAAGCAGTATCAGTCATTTCTTTTCCTTGAGTAGATTAGAAACCTGAGTTTGATATGCTCGTATGTCTGAGCGTAGTTTTTTTATTTCTTGTTCATATTTTTTACCAACACAATCAAAGATTTCATTCATCTCTTCTGTATTAATAACAAATTTATACTTTTCTGCAAGTATCTTACACGATGCCATAACTTGTCCTTGAGTTTCATTGATCAAATTATAGCATAGTTTTCTTATTCCATCAAGCTACTGAATACTGAACCAAGTCCACCACTCATTATCTTTCTTCTTTTTTTCTCTTGTGTAACATAGTCATCAAGCTTTGTAAGCTTTGGTTTGTTTACAACTATCTTGCTATCCATTTTCTTGATAGCTGGTTCTGGAGAAACATTCATAGACTCTTTTGCTTTGTCATGCTTTTTAGTTATGTAATCTAAATATTCATAACTTCCTTTTTCTGGTACTATTTCCTTACTCATCTTTTATCCTTTTAGTTTCATAATTCTAGCATAATTCTTGCACTGTTTAGCATACTTCTCATCGTCTTTTTTATATCCGTCCTGAACATTCATTTCTTTTTCCTTTTTCCTGGATTGTATTCTGTAAGATATTTTGCTTCTGTTCCAGCGAAATAATCTTTACACCTATATTGCTCTTTAGTCCAATACTCATATGTATTGTCGAAATATGTACAGCATGTTTCTTTGAGGCATGAACAGGGATCACCATATACTGCTTCTCTTGTTAATTCATTACACGGAACCAATTCTGAACTGTATGGTGGTGGCTTCCAATAGCCAGGTGGTGGTTTTGGATGACCGGGGGATGGTCCATCATCTCCTGGTTCGGGAACCCATTCCCATCCTGGTTTCGATTTACATCTGTATATATTTAAACAAGCTTCATATCCATGCTCTAATTTTCCATCAAGTTTACTACACGACTTCTTCAATTCATTAAGTTTTTCTATATCAAGTTCAGACAAAGTTGTACTGTAGTTGAACCCAACTATCATTTCAGGCAATGGTATGTCAGGGTCTGCACACGGCTTACACATGTATTCGAAACTTATATCTTTGTAACTTGTAAGATTCCAGTACCCACTTGCTTCGTCATTCCATCCTTCATATGGTTCATATTTTCTATCTCCATCCCTTGTAGTTTGAAAATATGTATAATAAATCGACAAGTGTTTCCAGTGACCATTCTTTAGATTTGCAGAACGAAAATAACTTAAACTAGATTCATAGTTTGGGTTAGACTCGTCTGTTGATGCATCTCGCTCAAACTGTAAAGACATCCCATTTGGACATCCTGGAAATGAATCTGATGGTATTTTGTCTTGCACACATATACATAGCCAGGATGCAATTTCCTTGTGTGCTTGTACCATCCAGTACATATGCCTTCCTTGTTCGTCTGTGATTCGCTGCTTACTATCAACGAACATCTGGCTCCAACCTTTATCATTCCCAGCACCATTTCCACACCCTTCTCTGTAATCTTCAAATATAGACCAATCATAGTCTTCTGGGTAGTTCATTCTTCGTGGTTCTGGTACGTCTTCTACCCTATAGTAGTCAAAAATATACTTACAGCTAACTGTTGGATGAGGAAGTCCTCCACCACTTGGTCCATAGCATCCACATCCATCGCCATCGTCTGGTCCAGAAGCGGTGGCTGGTGCAGAATCACTTAATTCTTGACCAGGTTCTTCCCCAGGTGGAGGTACAGGGTAGCTTGGATTTTGACTTCCCGGTTCTACTGGTGTTCCCATTATTTATCCTTTCCATCATCATACTCTAAATATGCCCTTGTATACATAAAAGGTGTTCCAGCAAAGAAATCCTTACATCTGTATTGATCTTTCTTCCACCCAGTATAGGTATCATCAAAGTATGTACAACAAGTATCATCTACACAGCTACATGGATCACCATACTCATCTTCTCTAGTTAGTTCGTTACACGGTAACAATACGGAATGGTATGTTGTGTCGTCCCAGTGTCCATCATCTGGGTTGGGTATCTCCCAATTTTCTTGTGCCATATTATTTTACCAATCCTTTCATTGTCAACTTTCATTTCCAATTATTTTATAGTGTACTTTCTTTTTAGGTTCAGATAACTTCTCTTTTTCAAGAGTTATATCCACATTAGAACCAGTGCCGTCAGCTAATCTAAACATCTCGATATTGACTATATACACGCCAGTATCGCTTGGACTTATTTGGTATGTCTTATAGTTTCCTGTCGCTGGATTTGATACAATGATAGCTTTGAGTACATTTCTTTTTGTTCTTACTATTGTACCATCATCACAATCAAATTCCCTTGATTGGTCAGGCATTGTTATCTGTAGAGTTACAAACTTAGCATTTAATGTTCCTGGAGACAATATTGATACTCCAAGTCTACCATAATTACTCAACTCTATACACTCTACACCATATTCTTCCCATCGTCCATCTGGATCATTTGGGTTTTCTAGATCACCATGATAACATGCATCATGTTTGGATTTACATCTATATATTAAAACACAACTCACCCTTGATACTTCTATTTGTGTACATTCTGGACAACTATTTGAGTAGTTACTAAATGGATCAGAGTAGCTATACCCATCTATTTTAGGTGGAAAAGGTATGTCTGGATCTTCACAGGCTACTGCTTTGTACTGTGTGATATGGTCTGCCACCTGGTTGTAGTAAACTGTCCTATATATATCACTACCAGCGTGTAGGTATGTCCAATCCTTACATACATCATTTACTGAGGTAGAGTATTTTATAAACGCACATCTCCCATTCGGAACACAAGTACATGTATCATAATAGAGATATGGTTCTCTGGTAACACCCTTTATTCCTGGATTTGGTGGCTTCCCTGGAGATGTATTGTTTCCACATAGACGGTCTGGACACCATGTTCCCACAGAAGCAGCACCAGACCATACATATGTATTATCTTCAATATCACCAGTGTCATCAGTACATGCACTGTTGTGAGGGTTACTCAAATAACTACATAGCTCTTTCCAATATAGGGGTGGATCAAGTGGAGGCAGCAAGTCTCTTGGGCTTCCGTCTGGTGACGAATCGTTGTGTTTTGTGTCTAGTGGTGCATAATGATTTCCTGCCATTACATTCTCCTTTTTGGTCGCATATATGGTGGAATAAGTGCCGGAACACCAATACCATCTTTCCATGCTACGAAATCTTTACTCATGTAATCACAACATGGTAATCTATCTTTATCTCTGTCTGTAGGATCTACAGGAACTATATTTCTTAACACTTCATTACATTTTTCACTCACACTGGTTCTTGCTGATACATTTAGTTTTTGTGTAGACTGTATCATATTCGAGAATATTGTTATACCAATATCTACATAATACTCTCCAGCTTCAATTATAGCTGTAGTTGGACCACCAAAGTCAACCCCATTCAACAAGCTAGAACCAGAGTAATCAATGTATACTTTTTCATCTACATTTAGTCTTGATCTGCTTTTTCTTTCAAGTCTATATGTATATTTTTTACCAAAATTTAATTCATTAAATTTTGTTGATGTTTCTATACAGGTCAATCCAGTATCAACCCATGTCCCAGGAGGAACCTCTGGCTCTCCTGGTTTTGGATGATCCTTATCCCCTCCAGGTTTTGGTATCCATTTCCAGCCAGCACTTGACTTACATCTATACCAGTATAGACAAGCTTTATATTCTGTTTCAAGACCCCCATCAAGTTTTCTACATGATTCTCTAAGTTCTGCCAGTTCTTCTATTTGATTCTCTGCTACAGGCATACTGTAGTTGAAGCCCTCTGTTTTTGCAGGAAATAATATATCTTCATCATCACAATTCATGCACTTATATGTAATCGAAGTAAGAATATCATCTTTTACCCAATATCCTGATGGCTTAACTGACCCTGCACTGGTGATTTTTGGCTTCCAGTCAGCATAGACTTCCTGCTTTCTATATCTATATAGTTCTGGCTGTCCCATGTTTTCCCAATACCCATTGAATCTATTTCCATATATTACAACATGAGGTCTTCCATCTGGTCCAGCATTATCATAATGTCTGTCATGTCCGCCTTTTGTGTAAAACTGTAATGTCTTTCTTCCGTCAGGGTTATTATAGTTACATCCATTAAAATCTTCCGTTGGTATTCTTGTCGTTTCTGCTACACACTTCCATTGTATTGATTCTGAGTGTTGCTGAAAATTCCATCCAGTAAAATTTCCTTCGCCATCGTGCACTTTGGCATGGTAATCTAAAATCCATCCAGAAAGACCTTTACCGTTCCCTACTCCGTTTCCACAATAGGGAACTAGACCATATCCTTTTGTCCAGTCTTTATCCTCTGGACACTGTGCTCTTGAACAAAAATGCATCTCACTGACATTTGATGCCGAATAATAATAAAAATAATAAAAATAATCTCGTTCTGGATTTCCAATTCCTCCACCAGAGTCACCATAACAGCCGCACCCATCTCCGTCACTTGGTCCAGAAGCTGATTTAGGCTCTATATCACTTACTTCTTTGCTTGGTGGACTATTCGGTGGGGTTATTGGGTATGTTGGGTTTTGACTACCTGGTACTAATGGTGTATCACTTATTGCCACTATTTATCCTTTAAAAACTCTTCAAACTCATCAAGAGCCTCTGGTTCTAGTATTTTATACATTATACCATCAACTATCTTGTCTGAGGCTATAACCATTTTTGTCCACTCAGATTCTGTATAAGCCCATCTTGGAAGTGGATCTAAGACTTCGTATTCAACCATCTATTGATCAAATGCGTCTATTGATGTGCCATTACTAGATAATCCACTTGTTCCATCCGTAGGTGCTGCTACAGATGAACCACTGTTTGCATACTCGTAAGCTAGTTGTTGAGGTGATTTAGTTACTTTTCCAGTAGAATCAACCTCTGCTCCACCCTTCATTGTTGGCTTAGATAACGCATCTCCACCTAATCCACTTGTTTTTGATTTACTGTTGCCACCTAATGCATTACCATTATTGTATTTACCAAATGCTTCTGCATTCATTGATTTAAGCGGTGCTCCAGCTCTACCTCTACTTCTTGGTGCTTGTAGTGTCATTCTTCCCATAATATATCCTTTTTATTGATCGAAAGCGTCCAGCGAAGAACCATTTGAAGATAATCCACTGTTTCTTCTCTTCATGCCAGCTCTTGCTGCTGTATCTTGAGCCATATTCATAACAGAACCTTGAATTGTGCTTCCATCTTGTCTTGGCATATCAGAGAATGAAGGTTTGTCCGATCTTTGAGTATTCTGTTTTTCATATGAATTATCCATTGTTTTTTGTGCTTGTTGTACTACCATATCTCCAATTGAACCAGATTCAAACTTGTTATCTAGTTGTGGTGCTGACCCTGTTGAGCCTTTGCCTGCTGATCCACCATAAGACTTACCAGTAAATGATGACATTACTTGTTGTGCAGCTGTTCCACCAGAAGTATTACTTGACCCGCCTTTACTAGATGAGCCACCTTTTCCACCTGATGAACCGTTGCCACCAGATTTACTCATTGCACCAAATGCTACAACATTTCCGAACTTATTGCCTAAACCCATAATCTACACTCCCTGATAATCAGAAATTGATGGCTTACTTATTCCACCATTTACTGGTCTTGTTCTTTGATTGTTATTTTTCATTACATTTTGTCTATCTCTTTTGAATTGTGCTTTTTTTGCATTATTATCAAATAAAGATTCTTTACTTGCTTTTGGTGCTTTATTTTTCTTTCCTAATAAAAACTGACTTGTTCCTAAGTTACTAAATCCTAAACCCATCTCTTATCCTTTTATAAACTTAATTTTTTTCTTTTATTATCTCTGTACATTGCTTCATACTCATCATTGATGATTTGACCATTATTGCCACGTTTCATTTCTGGATGCATTTCTTTTCTTTTTGCTCTTATTTTGTTTTGTCTTACTCTTGCTTTTGCACCAGCTTCGTTAATAGAATCTTCTGATGGCTTAATTGTATCAACTATCCCATCTCTATCTGCACTCTCATATGTGTTCTTGTTTCTATAGTTTCTTTTAGCATTTTTTCTAATAGGTTCATTTAGTCTAGCATCATCTGTCATGCTTCTTAAAGACTTATTGTGTTGATCAACATCACTATTGTAATTTTTCACAGATGCATTGTCTTTCTTCTCGCTTCTGTTAATCCATGTCTTTAAATCAAAATTTCTGGCTGTCCTCTTTTGTTCTGGTGTCATCTCTTATCCTTTGCTTTTTCTGTACATTTTTTCATATTCAGTATCAATAGGTTGACCATTGTTACCACGCTTTGGTTTGGATTTATACTTTGCATTTCTTTTACCAAGATCTGATTCTTTATATGAGTCTCTAAGTCTAGGATTCTTTATGCCCTCATACATGTATGAACCATCTTCATCAACGAACCCATCTGGTTCGTTTGTGTTTGGAACAAATGTTTTCTTGTAGTATTTTGGATTATCTCTATCAGCCTTATCTCTCTTGACTTTATCAACTTTTGCTTGTTTAAGTCTATCTTCTGAATTTGATATACCTACATTCTTCTTTGGTGTCATCTCTTATCCTTTGATTTGTAATGCAACAATTATATCACACCAAGCTGACATTACTTGCCACCGTAATATTTATATAGTTTCTTTATTGATTCTGGACTATTGAAGTTGAATAAGCCAAAAGTAGCACCATTGGCTATTCCAGACGCTACCGATGCAGCTCTCTGTCCCATGTTGGCATTAGGACCAAAAATCTTATAAGCATTATCTCGTCCTTGATATGTATCGAGAGCTGTACTTGCTGCTATACCAAGTGGTCCAGCTTTTCTCATAAATCTTTTAGTTGTCCATTTTGGATTTTTTAACATATGTGCTCTTTCAAGCTTTCCTGTAGATGCTATTGAGGCTACAGTATTCGCTGGTGCTGCCGCAGCTACTGCCGCTACAGATTCTCCAACCTCTCCACCAATGTCGCCTTTCTGCCGCATTAAATAATTTACCAAATCATCGTTTGCCAATCCTAGTCCAGTAGGCTTTATCTTTCTATTATTTCTTGGGTTCACAACTTATCCTTTATGAATAATTATATCACACCATTCTTTACCTCTGGTTCTAAATAAGCATTCTCGTACCGAGAACCAGATGGGTATAAAAACTTTGTGGTATAATTTCAAACAAAAACATAAAGGATATAATATGGGATTAGGATTTAATAATGAAACATATTTTACAAGTGGCAGAGGGAATACAGATCAATATAGTGACAATAAAGTTACTATGCCATCATCATCAAGAACTGGAAATCATGTAGTTGATCAAATGAATAAACTAAACCAGAGTCAAGGTCTTGTTGATGTTAGTGGTATGTTTGCTGGTGCCGGAGTTAGTTCTGCTGCAAAGATTGCAAACTTAATTAACAAAACTGCTGTACCAGCAAAAACAATAAAATACGCTGATATTGTTGCATCACAGCAACCAAAAATGTTACAACAAGTTAAATCCATTCCAGTAAAACCAAGAAATATTAATTATGAAAAATTAGAAAATATGGAACATATTGAAAGATTAGCAGAAAACGGAAAACAAGCCTTCAAAAATCCAAACACATCTAAACAATTTAGACAAAATATGCTTATAGAAAAAGAGAATCAAAAGATGTATAATATGTCCACTCCTACTCAAACACAACAAGATAAAATTACTGATGCATATTTTAGTAATTTGGTTGCAAAGATTAAATAAGAACCAGTAGACAACATAGAGACTAACGCACTGCTCAGGTCGCAGCCAAGGGCTGCTTCCCTTCACTGGTGCTATCTAGCTTGTTCCACACTTTCCATTCCTCATCAAAGTTCTTAGGGATCAATGCTGATGGATTTATCATATATGTCCCACGCTTAACTCTCCTAACAATATCCTTCTCATGTAGTAACTTGTACCCTCTACTAAACATATTCTTCTGAGTCTGACTATAATCCTTAGAATAAACCTTCACAGCATAAATATACTTCTTATCATAAATATCCCACTCAATACCATTCTTTATCTCAAAAAATGCAAACTTCTCGTTACTTGTCATTTCTCCTACAGCCTGTAATAAATCTATACTTTTCATACCCATCTTGTGATTTACCGTCCCTTTCCCTATCATATAAAAACTTGGTTTACTATCATGTATCTTTACTTTCCTAATCGCTTCATCGTTCTCTAAGTATATTGTTGTCATAATACAATCATCTCGCTTCCAATTGAGAGAATCCTTCTAAAAATTTCTCTCAATTATTTTTAATTACTCCAATAATAACCCAATCTAGGTTACAAACAACTTACTTAATAACCCAAATCGTACATATAGATTCATACTCCACACTCGCTCTCAAGGCAAAGTTCCTATTCTTAGAATACTATATAGCAAGTTCAATAAGATATTTACCATACATTACTCCAGGTTTTCGTTTACCATTATTCATCTTTTTTAATTCTGTTCGTATTGTCTCGTATTTTCTATTAGGTTCACAGTCTGATATATATCGTGCTGCATCACCAATACTACAATAGACTACATCATTAACTTTAATAGGCTTGCCAGTCTGCTTTAGCATTTCTTCTTTTGATCCATACGGCATTGCATCGATTTTAATCTTGGTTCTAGTTGGTTTTAGTTCTTGTGTTTCCCAGCTTTCACCATATTTTAATTTATATCTAAAATCAGAATTTTCTTTGTTTGTACACCATCTAAGATTAGTATAGTGATTGTTGAGCTTATCTCCATCTTTATGATCTATGTGTAATCTATCAATATCAACTTCTTTAAAAGCTTCAATTACAAGTCTATGTATTTTTTTGGTAATATATTGTCCATCTTTAGATAGTTTTATCTTCAAGTAACCCCTATCTGTAGGATGTAAAGCTAAAAACTTATGTGTCCCATCTTTTCGAAAACTCGCTATCTTACCACTCTCTGTCACAGCGTATCTTGTTTCATATCCTTTAATAGGTCTAGCTCTTTCACTATTAAGTATAAATTCTGTCATTTAATTTCCTTTGTGTTATTTTATACCCCCTATTATATCATTGTAAACTTAAATTACCCCATTTAAACTATTAGGGTTATTTTTTATTTTTTTATGAGTTGTTGAACTATACTGCATATGGGACCCAACCAAAACTACTCCCCCCCCTTGTTTGTGGACCCATACTGGGACCCATTTACCACAGCTAGAGCCTACCTCTCACCTCTGCTCTCTCTACTCCTCTCTCTAGGGCTGTCACACAGGTACTCAACACTCCTGCCTCTCATTCATACGGTTCTGGTCCACCTTGAGGGTGTACCTTACTGTTATATCGAAATCACATTTTGAAAGGATATGATATGTCAAAGAAATATACTGGCAAGAAGCACTTGATTGTGTTGCCTAGTGGTATTGTTGTAGAGGCTTAGGCTTCTGCTTCACCACTAACTTTATTGCCTTCGGGCTTACCCAACTTATATAAAAGGATTTACTATGGAATATCTTGCATTCTTTATACCATTCTTCCTTGTTGTTGTCTTCTTTGTATGGCTTCATCAGGAATTGTTGGGCTAACTCATAAGGCTTCATTGCCTTATGTTCTAGCCAGTGCAATCCCTTGAGGGGATTGCTTACATTTATATCGCAATCAATGTGAGAGTTGATTAGTATTTTTATAAAGGTTCCAATATGTCAAATTTCTCTATAGCTTCAACTATCGAAGCAAACAACCAAGCACAAGCTGATATAGCTTCTAGACCAATCAAAGCTTCTATTAAAGCAGTTGCTAGTGGTGCAGTCGAACTTTCTCAATCATTTCGTTTGGTAGCTAAAACTATCAATGAGGAGTTGCGTTCTAATTTGCTTGATACGCAAGTGTCGAACATCATTGAGATGAAAGCTACTGCTACTAAGCATGGCATCTCTATTGATGAGCTTCAAGCTTTGCGAGCATCTCTATGATGTCCGCAATTCATAAGCAAGTGGGACTTCGGTTCCAACTTGTAAAGTATGCGTTTCTTAGTGTTCGTATGCAGTATCGTATAGCTATGTGGAACTTCTTCCACTAACATATCAGAACCAGCAGTCATATGTTGGTTCTATTAACTTTAAAGGATTTTATTATGACAAAGACTTACAACAAAGAAACCAAAACTTGGATTGCAGACCCTATCAAGGATTACTCCAATGGTGCTAAACCAATCCAGAACCAGAGCAATGAGATTGCAAGGCTAAAGGCACAACTTAACCATATGCATACTTTAGTGAAAGCTATTGACCAATGTACTAAGGTTGCTGATGCTAAACAGCATATCAGAGTTGCCAGAGCTTCATATCCTCGTTAGGGTATGAGCTTCGGCTTATCAACAATGATCGTGACACATGAGAGAGCCATACTCTTGAGGAGTACGCTTACTGTTATAAGGGAGTGCAGATGTATACTGTAAGTCGTTCCAGACCACTTGACTACCTAGACAGGAGCAAGTTCTCATTTTAAGGTTTGGTCAATTACCTAGATGACCAATATCCGTTACTGCTACAAGAATTCCATACAGTCGGTTGTATGTGACTTATGTAGCCAACCTTTACAAACCAAGATCGTGACACCAAGGCGTTACACCTTGACACATAGTAGCGTAGCGTCACACCATTATCATCCATTATCCTATTTATCCTATCCTTTTTACTGTAACACATAGTAAAAGCTTGCGTCAGTGGTACCTTAAACACTCTAGAACCTATGTTCCAATACATTCTATGGCTGAACATCTCTTTAGGGCTTGAGTAGGGCAAGAATGAGTGTAGTTACTACATATCAACTACCTACAACAACTGAACTAAATCATCCAAAACTAAACCCAACCTAAAACCATAAAAACCATATCCTCAATCCAACTCAAGGACAAACCAATATATCAACATATATAGATATACTAAGAAATTCCTTGAGGGAATTTCTTATCTTTGTTTGGAAAATAAAAAGGAGATGATATGTATTATGTTCATCCGAATATGACAATCGTTAAAGCAGACTCTTATCGCATCATGACAGGTGAGAGAATCTTTGAGACTTATGAATTAGCATATGCGTTCATTACAAAATATGGATATTAAAAAGGATATTACTATGAAAGAAAATATGATAGGAATTGTATACACACATACATACGGAGCAGGTTTTAGTACTTGGAATGATACTAGCGAGTTAAACCAGAATCTTGCACATGCTATTGAGTTTGAAGATATGCTTGCAATCAAGGACATCCTTGTGGAGCTTGAGTGTTCTGAATATTTAGAACCAGAGGAACTATCAGTAGTTTGGGTAGAGAAAGGGACTAACTATCGCATTGATGAGTATGACGGTAGTGAAACAGTTGTGCTTCCAATGCACTTAGACAAGACAGCAATCTAAGGAGATTAATATGAGAGAAGAATTGAACCCAGTATACAAAGAAGCACTATACTTTGGAGGACTTGCATTAGCAAAGAGACTTCCAGACCGCAGTGAAGACCTTGACCCTTGGGAATATGGTCATAGCTTTGGCTATAAAATCATGGATAACGAGGGAAACATCCTTGCAGAAGACAAATATTATGACGCTAGATATTGTGCGTTAGAATCTTTCATTATCTATGAAAATATGATAATCGTAAGTATATGCGATACAGGAGATTAATATGTATGAGACAAATGAAGATAGACGACTAAGGCTAAAGGAAATGCAAGACAATGCATGGACTAAGGCTAAAGAGCTTGCACTAACATCAGAGTTAAGTGCAGAGGATTTGTACACGCAAATCATGGACGAAACATATGAGGACGGTTACTATGAAGACTAGCATGGAAAGAAAATTAATCAGTAAAGAAGCGTGGGTCATCAGACTCATGCAAGGAATGATAGGTGATTACGGTTCACAGAAGACTAACGCAGAATGCTATTATCATATGGGAAAGTTCTATATTGATTACAATTCAGAACAGAGATACCATATGGATTTAAACGATGTAAATCCAACAGCAGACTTTTGGATTACAAACGAGAAAGGTATTCCACTAGAGGAATTAAACATACTAAACATAAAGGAAAAATCATGAAAAACATATACATACTAATACTCATCCTAATCTCATTTGGTAGTGGTATTGCATTAGCACACAACCACTATGACAGCACAGCTACAGACTTCCGTGATTACGGACAGTACCAGCCAGAGTACATGCTATACACAGACTCAGAGATGTTATACAAATGTGAGGATCATGGACTCGTCTATGATTTCGAAGAGGGTATCTGCATCTAAGAACCAGAGGTTGAAGGGTATCCTTCTTCCTTCTTTGGGTTCGGAAAACCCTTGAGGGGTTTTCTTGTTCTTATAGTGGAAAGTCTTTTGTTTTATATCCTAATTTATTTTAGAACCTTTATAATACTCTCACATTTTCATACATACTCCTTTCAAGTTTTGAAAGGCTTTCCTCTTTTTTCCAACCCAACACTCTAGTTGTTTATCGGTTTGGCAAATCCTTGAGGGATTTGCTTGTTTTCATTGTGGAATTATTCGTTTCGCAATGCAATAATTTACATAAAATATAACAGGACATACACATGCCAATCACAATCCCATCAGTAACTAATTCAGCACCAGCAGTAACAGGAAAAACAGTAGCAGATTACGAGAAATTCGTAGTAGTTGATGTACAAGGTTCACTTACAGAAGCAGGAAGAGTTGCATACAATATCGACCTTATCAAAGATGATACATTACAGACAAGAGCAAACTTCTTAGAAGAACTATTTGCACTAGTAGGTATGGAATTCAAAGTGAGAGCGTCTAGAACTACACCAGTAGTTAAGGCAGTTAGCCCAGCAGACCTTATCAAGGGTTTAGCAGGCAAATAGAGCCACAAGAGAAGCGAGCATATAATGTGCGACCTTCTCTACTTGACTCTATTTTTTCTACCTTGAATTTGTGCGTAGCGTCACTAGAGATAGTACACGATTTTCGCAAACTTTCTAACTTAACAAACAATAAAACATGTAATCAAAATTACAAAAGGAAATACAATGGCAAGAGCAAAAACAGGTATCCTAACATCAGTAGGGAACACAGCAACAAGCACTTTTGGGACCGTTGAGAATTCAGTAGGAATTATCTCAGACTCATTAAAAGTAGGTAGAGAATACCTCAAACCAACATTCATGGAAGCTAAAGTGGAAACTATGGCAACATTTGCAGAGGGTATCAAAGAACTTATGGGCTTAGGCGTAGCAGAAGAAGAAGCTAGAGCATATCTAAGTGAGGCATTATAATGACTCATTGGATAGCAGTAGACGGAACAATTTGTAAGACAATTCAAGAAGCACAGTCAATCAATCGACAATACAGACTAAGCTAGAACCAGTAGAGGATAATGGAAATATGTAATCCATTTCCTCTATTTTCTCTAAGTCCCAAAGGATAGTAAAGATGAAAAAAGTCAAAATAAAAAATGTAGTTTTCCAGCATACTCCATCAGTCTTAATCGGTTCTGTTCGTAAGCCATCAGGCACACTGGTTCAAGTTCATCTTTCCAAGAAACGGATAGTAGAACTACAGTTGGAAACCAACCAAAGAAACGAAACTATATTCTTTCATCCAGCATGGAAGTTTGCAGACAAAGATCTTATCTCTTTAGTCCAAAAGATAGTAGAGTGGGAAGAAGAGTACGAGGACTATATGAAACAAGAGAAATCCTTATGGGAACATCACATAGATGATGATCCAGACGAGGATATATCAATACCATCATGGTTATAAAAAAGGAAAAACCTATGAAATATACATTTAAAATTCACAAAAAGAAATTCGTATTGACAGCATGGCAAATGAACCGTGTATTTAATATCGAAAGAGCATTCGCACTTGTTGAAAAACATATATTAACAATAGATTAAAAGGATATTCATGGCATTACGAGTAACAACAGAAGAGAGAGCTGTAATCAAAGATGAGTTCATCGATGAGAACCAGACGGTTATAAAAGACTATGCAAAAACTCTCATTGAGTATTGCCAATCCAAAACACTAGCATCAGATATTTCCATAGTTACTTCCATATTTCCATCACTGGAAAGAACAGAGGAAATTGCTGGAAATATCCTATTTATACTCGCTACAACAGAGTCCGGTGAAAAACCACTACAATCAATTGCAGGACAATTCTCATCTATGCTTTCCATCTCTGACCTATACAGTGATAGAAAAAAAGCTATGAAAGTTGCAATGGAAATATTAATAGTTTCACAACCATTTACTAAGTTCGGATATTCAGCCGGAGGATATCCTATGATTGAATCTCTAATCTATGATGAGGAAATCGTTACAAAAAATATCCATCTTCCACTAGAGCGTCCAACAGATCAGAATATTGAGCTAGGTTCATTCGATTGGACTATGGACAAAGACGCAGAAGGTGCATATGCATTCTACAAGCTAAACCATACAGCACTCAGAGTTGTTGCTTTAGATGAGGATACAGAGCCAGTACCAGCACAAGATGACTATTCCACAGCTGCTAAAAAGCAAAGAGAAGTTTGTAATAAACAACTAGGAAGACAGCATCTAGCCCAAGAGTACAAAGACAAGACTATCTATTTCAATTGGTCGCCAGACTACAGATACAGAATGTATTCAGTTGGATACTACCTCAACCCACAAGGTAACGAGGTAGAGAAAAATATGATAGAGTTTGCCAAAGGTGAACGCCTAACATTCAATGGTCAGCAGAACTTGAAGAAAGCTATAGCATCAGCCTATGGTCTTGACAAGAAGACAGACAAGGAAAAGCTAAACTGGTTCATCACGAACAGTTCTATGCTGCACCTAAGAGCAAAGAATGCTAAAGAGCCATTCACATTCCAGTCGCTCACCAAAGCATGGTATGCACACAGATGTAATGAAGAAATACACACACCAGTAGAGCTAGACTCCACACAATCACAAGCACAGGTTCTAGCAGTCCTACTCCACAGTACAGAAATTGCTAAAACTTGTAATGTTGTACAGGCTTACGATGAGCAATCAGAACCAGTGCAACAAGATCTGTACCAACTAATAGCAAACAGGATGAGCGAGATATTCGCAGAACAAGCAGCATAAGAAGGATTAGCATGAGCAAAGCACCACAGTTTCACAGAAAAGAAATCAAGTATCCATTTATGCAAATGGGATATGGTCAACAAGAGAAGGGTACAAAGACTCAGCTTATCGAAGATATGGCAGAAGGGAAGTACGATGACAAGACTTATACAATCTTTATGCAAGCCATTGAAGATGTAGTGCCAGGATTCGTTGCAATCATGGAGTTCGTAAATGGACTCTGGAACAAGAATTGGACAGAAGTGACCTGGTATATGCCAGACGGCTTTAAAGTGTCATGTAAGCCAACCTCAAGCTTTTGGGAGGACTTTGAACTATTCGAAGGCATCCATGTCAAAGCTAAAGTGTCAGGCGTTAGAAAAGAGAAGCAAGCACTCATACTGTATGTAGGCTTCATTCATGCAGTAGACGCATACATTGCAAGACTAATGGTTACAAGATGTGACTTTGATATCATCACCATACATGATGCATTCAGATGTCATCCTAATAACGCTACAGCTATGCAACAGACATACCGTGAGATTCTAGCAGACATAAATGATGTTCCATTGTTTGAGTCATTCCTAGAGCAGATAACTGGTTCTAAAGTATCTCCAATAGTTGGGGACTTGAAAAGAGAAGACATACTTGCAAGTAAATATGCAATTTGTTAATCTACTGGAACCAGTGGCAGCAATGATCCAATACATCATACTATATCGTATGTCAACAAGACTTCAAAAGGAAAACCATGCAATTCATCGTAACAAAATTCATCAGAAGAAATCGAGCTATATACTCACTAGAAAGCCTATTCGGTAAGGACTGGCAAGAAAACAACAGAACCAGACGATAACAAAACAAGCTCTATAAACACATAAATTAATAAGGAATTTACAAATGGCAAACACAATCGAAAACCCAACAATAGTAGACATGAGAAGATTTATATTTGAACAAATGATTAAATTAAGCAAGAATGAAATATCAATTCATGAAGCAACAGTGCAGTCTAAACTTGCACATCAAATTATGGATGGATACAAAACACAAGTAAGATTACTTGAAATATCAGATCTTGGATCATTTGAAAAAGAAGAAATTGCAGAGATAACAGCATCTATGGACACAAGAGTTATTGATGTGGAAATAACAAATGTGTAAAATGTGTAATACAGATGAACCATCATACAGGGAAAATAATCCTCATGGCAATATAGGTAAAGCACTCAGGGAGGCTTGCCTTACTGCAAAAGACTATACAGGAGAATATCCATGTCATACGGTTCAAAAAGGATTTTCACGCACAATTGGTACCAAACGATCAATAGATTCTTATATTATTAATTTATTACTTAAAAATAATAGAACAAAGAAAAAACATAAAGAATATCTTTTATCTTCAAGAACACTACAAAACAGAAGATATGATAATCAAACAATTATCAAAACAACAGTATCTAAATATATACAAAAAGTAAAAAACAATGGATCAGGAACAATAAAGTTTCTATTGAGAATTCAAAAAGAAAGTATAAAAACACTTAAATCATTTGAAACACTAAGTGAAGCAATTGTATTTAGAGACAATATCGTACAATCAGCATAATCTTTCCACATAATTTCCAAGACAGACACCTCCGTGTTTGTTTTGGGTATTTTTTTCCTAGTTTTCCACTTTGTTTCCTACTATGGAAACTCAAGAACAAAAAAGTGGAAATCTAGCTAAAAACGAAAAAGTAACTCAAGTCAACTCAAACAGCAGTTAACCAAAAAATGGTACAATATATAAAGGATTTCCATGAAAATTTACAAAGTTTCACAGAGTGAAAATACAGATTATGACAGCTACGATTCATTCGTCTGTTATGCTAGAACCAGAGGTGAAGCAAGAGTCATGTATCCAGGTTCTCATAGACCAACAAAATGGGATGAAGATTTAAAAAACCATATACCTTGTGATTGGTTTGATCCAGAGTGTACATATGGTGACTGGGCTTCAAGTCCAGACAATGTTAGTATCGAATACATTGGAACAACATTTGATGAACATCAAGAACCAGGTGTCATATTGGCATCTTTCAACGCTGGATAAAAAAGGATAGTAAAATGAAACATACAAGATTAATAGAAGAAGAGATTGCACGTATTAAATTTTATGCACAACAAAAAGAAGAATTTGTTTTCATACAAAATAAATATGCAATTATCATTGTTGCAAAAAAAGTTTTAGATGCATTAAGAAAATCAGGTCAGGCACTCGGTATGACTTTCTATGATGTACCACAAGAGACAATATGTAGTCCAAGGGTATCAACACTAGAAGAAGTAAGAACATTATATAAAAAATTTCAAACCGAAGGATAGTAAAATGATAAGTAGAAAAGATGCAATAAAGAATGCCATAGATATAGACGAAGAGTATTATCCATTTACAGTGGAGAAATCAATAGAAGAAATCAACAAAATCTATGACAGCATAGGTTCTTGCGAGACATGCAGTTTTCATGGAAACCTCATAGGTAAGGACAGAACCAGTGAAGACATGTGTTCTGTATTTAAAACAGAAACACACAACAGTTTTTACTGTAAAGCATACGAGGAAAAATAAGATGAAAAAAGAAATAACAGAAATTGATATAGATATGGACACAAAAGCATTCGAGAGTTGGTGGGACAATGAGGCAGCAAATAGACTACTAAAAGACAATGATCCAATATCGTCTGAACAATACATAAATATATACTCAATAGCAAAAGAAGCTTGGTTAAACGGTGCCTACAAAGCAAGAGAATTTAATTGGTAAAGGATTAATATGCAAGTAAAAGATTTAGTTAAACAACTATTATCATTTCCACAAGATAAGGTCATAGACTTTATTGTTTGGGATGAACAAGACAACTGGGAAGCAAATATGGTAATGGATGAATTCGATTCATGTATCGACTTCCAATTATCATTCAAGAACGATAAGCTTATCGTAGCAGAAAGAGAGGAACAAAAAATGACTAGAGCAGAAGCAATAGATTTACAAGACGCATTCAACCATTTTGCAGATGGAGGTGAACTATATCATGCAATGACACCTACAGGATGGTATACCCAAAGTGAAATAAATATAAGAACAAACTCGCCAACAGAAAATATTATTTGTGATCAACATTTCGAAGCAAGAAAAGCTCACGCTCTTGGTCAACCCATAGAACTGTTTGATAGGGGAACATGGATAACATTAAAAAACGGTAGATTTCCTCCATCATGGGACCCAGATTGGGACTATCGACCTAAGCAACCAGAACCAGAGTACGAATGGCAGTGGATATACAAGACAAATGACCACATGAGATATGGAATAACAGAGGGCTACTATACAACAAGAAAAAAGCTTGACAAGGGAAATATGAGACACACAACTTGGGCAGAAAAGTTTGAACCAAGTAAAAGGATTAGAAAATGAAAACAATTTATTACAGACCACATATGATGCTTGAAAGAACACTGGTTCTAAAATCAGAAGTCCTATTTGAAGGCAAAGCAGATACTGAAACCTACTATATTGTACAGGAAAGTGAGTTCTCATCTCCACAAACAGTATGGGACGTTGATCTAGTTAGTGCTGAGTCATATAGACTTTATGAAAAATACATTGCACTAAAAGTTCAAGAAGAGGAAATTAAAAACGATCTTGTGTATCTTAAAAAAGATTTACTTGACGAATGTAAAAAGGATAAATAATGACAACATTCAGCATGGGAGATTACGCAGAAGATGCGTTAGACCAAGAAATAGACCAAGACAACAAGGAAGCATAATGGGAATGAATAGTAGAAGAATTAAAGACAGAGCTTGTGAGTTATCAGAGGGTTATGAAGAAGCTAGAGATGATGCATTCAATGATGAGTTTGTAGAGTTTATAACAGGAACTCCAACAGACGACAAGCTAACATATGATGATGTTCAAGGTTTCCTTGATTCATTCACGTTCCAAGAAGAAGGTGAGTGGGCTATGGATAAAGCACTAAATGAACTAGAAGACATTGCTGATCAAAAGCATGAACAAATGAGAGATGAAAGGTACGAAGATGGATAGTTCAGATAAAGATATTCTAAAAATAGCATTCACAGTTATATTAGGAATCAGTTGGTTAATATTCACGTTGGTATTTATAGCAGGGGATTTAACATGGGGAGCATGGAGATATCTAGTAATAGCTATACCACTTACTATCTACTGGTTCAAGACAGTGTATCCATTCTTTCAACAGGAATCCTAGATGCTACGGGAACCAGATGCCAACCTAAGATTCACAGGAGATGAGAGAGAAGCTTATGAGCTAATTATAGACGAAGTAGCACACGCTTATGATTGGTCAGAAGTAGAACATGCAGTGATCAATCTAGGTCTAGCCACTGGTTCTTTCAATGCTTGTACGCAAAAAGAATTCAGAGATGAAATTGTAAAGTTCAAACCAAAGGAAAAATAATGTTTAATCCATTTAAATGTAATCATCCAGCAGAACATCTTGTTGTCGAGAAAGATGCCACTCTAGAACCAGTAGATGAACTATTCGATCATATCACATATCATCTAACTTGTACTAAGTGTGGAAAACATCACAACATCAAGTATGCTAAACCAACAGAGAAGTTTTACGACTATCGAAAGGAAAAATAATGAGCTACATATCAGTACAACTAGCAGCAGAGCAATTAGATTGTACTGTTGCTTGTTTATTCAGAGATGCACCAAAGTATAGACCTTTCCTTAGAAAGTCAACAAAAGGCAACCATGATGCCGGGTTTAACCTAAGTGGTTTCCTTGAGGCAGAATCTCTCAAAGAAGAGTTAACTGAGAAGACAAAATTACTCACAGAATATTTACATCATATTGAAGGCATGAAATATTATGAAATAGAAAATATATCTGGTGTAACACAGCAGTCCATTGGAACCTGTATATTCGGATTCGATGCTGCACTAAAGATTGCAAGAGCAATTAAGAAAAAATACCCATACGAATTTAAACGATTCGAAATCTATTACGGGTGGAAGAAATAAATTATGACAAAAGAACAAGCTAAAGAGCTACTACCTGCAATAACACACTTTGCAAATGGGGGTGAGTTAGTATCATGTAGAACAGACAAAGAATGGTTTGAGCAGTCACAGGTATATATTAATACAGAACACCTACATTGCTCAAACATCATCCAAGACAAACACTTTGAAGCTCGTAGAGCTTATGCTTTAGGTGAAGAAGTGCAAACGAGACATTTTGGCACAGACAAGTGGGTAGCCTGTAAGATGCCTGCATTTTTAAGAACTACACAATACAGACCTAAACCTAAAGAGGTATATGAGTGGCAGTGGGCTTACATAGAGTACGAAGACTATGTGATGTCTGAATATCATACAGAAGAAGAAACATCAGAAGATCATGATTGGTTCAAGTTCGAACCATCAAAAAGGATACGCAAATGATATTAGCAACAAGACTACAAGACAAGCTAGATAATATGCAAGTCAAATACGAAAAAGTACAAAGATTTGCAGATAAATTACCATTTCTAAAAGATTACATCCTTGACAAAGAAATTGTAGAATCAGCACATATTAATTTTGGAGATAAATATAAATCAATTCCTCTCTCTTGGGGAATAAGAAGAGGCGTTAGGTCTAGTGATTCTAACCCTGTTACAAATTGTAAACAAAAATACCATAATCTGGCTCTAACAAATATATACATTAATACATTAAGTCTATATGATAGACACAACAAGTATGGTATTGAAGATATTGCAGATAAAGTATTCTTTTATGATCCACTTAATACCTCATTCTACGCTACAGACGAACAGCTGGAGGACTTACTTGAGTCACTCAATGACTGGTATCTGATTGCTAAAGACAAAGCTTGTATTGACAACAGGAAAGACAAATTAGCAAAACTTGACAAAGAACGTGAACGCTTACTTAAAAGTTGCTAATAAAAAAGAAAAGGACATAGCATGACAACAAAAGAATGGAAAAAAATTAGACTCAACTGGCTCTCGTTGACAGATACACTTAGATGGAAGTTTTTAGTAAACAATTCCAAAGATTTAGGCTTAGTCGTAAACCTTGATAATGACGATACATTTGTTACGCATCAAGATATAGAAGACGAAGGCAATGATGATCATTTCCTAGAATTCGATAACTACGAAGGTATCGGTAACGCTAATGGCTTAGTCTCATTACTTGATGCAGTAAATATTAAATGGGAAGAAGTATGAAACAAGAAATGTACAAAGACGCAACCATAATACTCAGAACATTTGCTTTTCTTTTGTTTTGGGGTCCACTAACATATTCATTTATCCAGTGGACATTTAATATGTTTACATTTC